ATAGTTTATGGGCCTCGTCAGCGTCACGAACACCAAGGGACAGCTTACCTTTAACGTAAAGGCCTTTGCTGTCTTCTTCCATGTGTGTCCACTTACCGATGGGGCGTGTCATGTCGTGATGCAAGAGCATAGCCGGCATGGTGCCGTTCTTGCGGTGCTGGGCTAGAGTGCGCTCAAACGCACCTTTCTCAACTACGTCGCCGACACGGTCCATGTTGTCGAACGTAGAGCCGTAGCCCTCGAACGTTCCATCACCGTCTTCTTCGAAGTATTTAAGATCCAGCTTCAGGGCTTTCTTCATCATCGCCTTGTTGCTCCTGTTGTGGTGCCTCGGTGTCGCCGAAGCTCAAGTTATTGGTTTGCGAAATGTACTCGTCGCCACCATCACGTGGGTTGAGACCCATGCGCTCGCGGACTTCGTTCGGGTTAAGAACACCCATAGAGATCAGCTTGCTGTACGACTCGGACTCAGTAGCGAGGTCGGAGCGTGTCAAGCCTGATGTGTCGAAGCGGAACGTCTGGCCGGGTCCGGCTAGAGTCAGGTTTAGGCGCTGCTCAATCATGGTCAGCCATGGAGCCAGTGTAAACCGGTGGAACTCTGCGCCCTGGTGGGCAATATTTGAGTATGTCGCGTTATCTAGTGCTGCAATCATATGAGGTGGCACACGGTATAGGCCAGCAATCTCATTGCGGCTATACTTGCGGGTCTCTAACAGCTGGACGTCGTGCGGACTCAGAGAGATGGGCTTGAATGCCACACCCGATTCCAAGATTGCGACCTTGTTTCCGTTGTTAGTGCCGCCGTGCGCTGCTCCCCAACTCATGCGCAGGTTTTCGTAGGCCTCGTCAGACAATACGCCGTCTACCTCAAGCACACCGCGCGGAGTAGCTCCTTCGGTATAGATGCGGTTAGCGTAGTCAATCGCAGCACGATCGCCATTCACGATGGCGGAATTGTAGCTAATTGGGCTGAGGCCCTTGTACCCGTCGAGTGTGAGTGTCTTGAAGTGTAAGACCTCACGGCTGCTGAGTACTAACGTCTTAGATGTGGGCCCTTCGCCAACAGTGACGTGGTAAGTCACCTTGTTACCGTTGACGTGGATGCTGACGTTGCTGGGATTGAGTGGCAGTAGTTGCACCGCCTGACCGCGCTGTGTACGGGTGATGTACAGGTAGCCGTTTCCGTGTAGACATACGGAAGTGACCACGTACGCCCACATCTCTGCTGCAGTCTGGTCTTCAGACGGAGCAATAGACACGAGTCGGTCTAGTTTGTTGTTGAGTCGCACCTTGCCCCCAGCCGGATCCATGTCGTACAGGTTGACCGGTAGGCTGCTGATTGACTCACTGAGTACCTTTATACAGCTATAGACTGCGGATACTCGCATTGCGTTGTCGCCGGACATGTTTGATGTCCCGTGACGAATCGCTTCGAGCAGACGCGGACTGTTAATGTCCAGCGCCGACTTGGTTTCTGCCGTCTCGGCAGGGCTCTTCTTATCGAACCAACCCATGTCGCTCTCCTATTAAGAAAAATTTTAAAGTGTACGTATGCCACGCACGTTATATATAGATTCTCGCAGACCACCGTGCACTTCGAGTCGACCAAGTGCCATAATGGAAGCGATGATGCCGTCGATCTTGTTAGCCTCGATCGATTTGCGCACCTTTACGTTTTCGTTGACGTCGTAAAACGCCTCGCAGTTGCCAGCCATCCAGTTAGTGACTGCGTCGTCGCCGTGGATGAGCTTGCCTGCTTTGACTAGCTTCTCGTATGACTTAGACGGTCCGCTCATTGAGCCGATGCCTTGTCCTACTTTTACCATCGGTAAGCCTCGGTCAATCAGATCAGCCGAAAGTTCGTTCGCACCCCACGGGTCAAAAGCAATTTCCTTCACGTTGTACGTCTCGCACAGGCGGAGGATATGTTCTTTGATGTAGCGGAGGTCGTTTACGTTACCTTCAGTTAGTATGATGCGGCCTTCGTCAGCCCACTGCTGGTAGGCGCGGCCCATTGAGCCGCCCTTGTTGTAGACAGTATCTTCGGGCAGGAATGACTGCACGTACTGGTACACCAAGCCGTCTTTAGGGAACAGCACGGATACGCACGCAAAGTCAGACACCGACGCGAGGTCGAGCCCGATGTAACATGGTTGGCCTTTGAAGTCCGACATAGGTGGACGCGGCAGCTTGCCACATAAATCCCAGTCGTTCATGTTAAGCCACGCTTCGCTGGCGTTCTGCCAGACGTTCAAGCGTTTAGTTAGGTAGTTCACCCGAGCCGATGGGGACTCGCCGGCCTGCTTGGCAAGGCGCTCCATATCGTCGGGCTGGACTGACTTCCCGTAGCCGGGGTTAGCCTTAGCCCACGAGCTGGGCTGCGTCCAATCATCACCCTCATCGATGGTGTATATCTGACCCCAGAAGGAGTCGTCTTCCACCTGTCCGGTGATGACCTTGATGAGGTAGTCTCTGAGCTGATAGGCG